TTGCTAAGTATGTTTCCATTTCAATAGTATTGTTCACGAAATAGCCCGGGTAAACTCTGAAGCCTGAAAAAATCGAAACTGAAGTCAATGTCTTCTGTTCTGATACTGATAAATGTTCTGGAATGGTAAAACTCTCTACGGAAGTAGTAGTAATAACATCCTCTTTAAGTCCGGTATATTGAGTTGTTTGTCCTTGCACTGTTTGTAAATGTGCTTTTAATGCAGGACTTGCTAGCACCTTATTCTTAGGTGAATTGTGCTTCAAACACTCAATTAGGCCGTACCTTTGATTTTCTTTTTCTGTTTGCGTTACCTTGTCTTGGTAAGCGTTATAAACAGAAAAATCAATATACCTGTCTGCCATAATTAAAAATTTAAATTGTTAATAATTGGTACTAGCAATAGTCTGTTATTATAGTACGTTGTTTTCCTTACAAAGCTCCTTAAATCTATCAGAGAATTTGTCGTCAAGAAGTTTAATTCCTTCATTACCGACAATATACGCCTGAATGATGTTTTGAGCCATTCCTTTTGCTGTTCCTTCAGGAATTGATAGTACAGTAGTCTTTTTTTTGTTTCCTGCTCCACCGCCTCCCTTGTCCTGATCTATCAGGATTAAATCTTTTAATTCTTCGTCACCTTTCAATAAGTCAGATACTAAAAACTTTTGATAGTCTTTTGTTCCAATTAATTTACCATTGTCATCAAAAGACAATTCATATACTTCTTTAATACGGTCTATCGCATTTGTTTTCTTTGCTTCTAATTCGAACTGATTAACGCTGTCATCAAACTTAGGCATTGAATCCTTTAATGATCGGTTTAATTCAGTTGTAGAGTACTTTGTTTCAAGTGTATCATACTTAGCTTTCCATTCCGTATCTTTTGCTTCTAGTAGCCCTGGTATCTTTTTAAGTTCCTCCTGCGCTATTTGTAAATCTGCCTTTAAAGTTTCATCTCCTTTGTGGTTGGCAAACTTTTCTTCTGCAATCCTTACCTTTTCTTCTGCAGCCGTGATCTTTTGCGCTGAAGCTGTTGGTAACCATTCAGCACCTAGTCTTTCGAAATAGGTTGAATATTTTTCGCCTTCATTTTTATTAATCCCTGTTAAGGTTTTTAGTTTTTCGGCAGCACCATTAAAAATACCATCAGCATTTTTATTTGCCAATGACTTTAATTCAGTTTCTTTTGCCGCGTAAACACTATTTACAACCTCAATCTGTTCAGGTGTAAATGCTTTTTCTTTTATTTGTTCTTCTGATAACATAGTCTATTATGTTTTTGTATTAATTTATACTGTAAATTCCGGTTCAATTGCTTGGATTTTCTCCAATAACTTAGCATCTCCAATGTTTTCCCTAAACTTAATTTTTAATTCAGTCGCCTTTGATTCCATTGCTAATCTGCCCGGTGTCTTTACTGGGATAGCAGCTTTTTCAAGATCCTCAATCTTCTGAGCCATTTTAGCCATCATTTCAGATTGCTCTTCAATCTTTTGCGCTGATGTCTTAGGCTTAGTTCCTGCCTTGGTGCTTTTCTTAATCATTGCATTAATTTCATCCTTACGGGCATCATCAGGAATTGAGATAGCCTCTTTAGTCTTTGTTGCTGGTGTGTAATTAATACAACTCAAACATTCAATTTCGCACATTCCGAGCTTCTTCCAGTTACTATCAGTAATGATATTGGTCATCTCAAACTCATCGTACTTAGGCGTTATCACCTGATTTTTCAGCTTCCCGCTCGCGTTATATTGGGTTTCTTTGCCCATTACCATTTTCATTTTGTAAACTCTCATAGTCTATTATGATTAAATTATTTAATAGTGTTCTTGCTGTATTTAATTTCTGTACTCCTGATACATTGTCTCCAAAATAATCAGTGTAAAATATATTCAGTTCTCCATAGTTAGATTCAAATAAATCTACATAGTAATTAAAGTTTAGCCTCAATTCTCTCATTTTAGGATCAACTGGCTGTAATGATATAAACTCCTTATCGGTTAATGTAGAATATGGAAGTAGTTTATATAGAAGATTATTCCTTAGTAATTCGCTTGGATTATTTTTGTAAATAGAATAATTAATCCTGCTAATGATATTCTCTTTATCAATAGGATCAATAGCCTTTTCTAATGAGTCCCGTAATTCAAATTCAGTCTCCAAATAAAAATCAGTCCCTTTGTCAATAAAGGCTTCTTTAAATGACTTCTCAAAAACAATAGTAAGCATTTTACTATCTAATGATGTTTGTAGCTCTGATAACTGACCGCTTAATTCAATTAATGTATTCTCAAGTGTTTGGTTTCCCCTTGCAATCTGATCCTTATTCTTAGCTTGACTATTTGAATCTTCAACTCCCCTTCCTACAATTTGATACTTTATCTCACTGTATTTTTTATCTACAAACTCATCCCACCATTTCAGAATATCAGTAGGTATATAATGGAACTTAACGAAATTAGCATTCAGATCAAATGGCCTTTCTCCATTTTCCCCAAACTTAGGCACTGGCATTCCTACAACTGTTCCTGCTTGTATTATTGTATTTGAATTACATATAGGACATTTAACTAACTTATCCTTATTGCTTAATACTCCATTACTACTTGCTAAATATCCTTTTTGGCATACAGTTCCATTTTCAAACTTAGTATTACATGCCTCGTTGTTTTTCTTATAATGTGTAATAACAGGCATTGCACCGTTCGGCAAACACATTTTTTGAAGCGTATAATAATTCACATAGTTCTCAAACTTCTCTAAAAAGTTAGAAAATATGCTTTTCCGAATTACAAATCTTTCTGAGTTTAACGGATTAACTGAAATAAAATCAGCAGGACATTGTTCTATTTTGTGTGTGTTCTGTGATTCAAATACATACTCCTCTTCATACTTCGTATATACTGAATAAAACTCATCAGTATAATAGTAATATCTTATCTCACCATCTTTATTTAATCCCTCGAATGCTATCTTTTTAATCTTACCGTCAGCGGTTGGCTCAATTGCTAATACTGAAGATATGCTTATAAAGTATCGATAAGGCTTTTTGCTCTCTATATAATCGGTTATGATTATTGAATTATGAGCATTAATCAGTCGTTTAAAAACTTCATCTTTGTAAAAACCTGCGTACTCTTTAAGTAAATCTTCTGATTTTAGCTTGCTGGCATTAGATGAAAATACATAATCGTAATAAGCATTAGTAGCATCAAATACCTTTTTGAGTTCTGGGATTATATCATCTTGGATCAATGATGCTGTTGGCAGTGGGTGTCTAAGATACTTCATGAAGGAAGTGAAATTCTCTTTTCTCATCCATCCTTTAACCCAATTAATAAAAGGATTAGAGGTGTCCCATAACCTATCTATTGATTCTAAATTATTAGCATAACACTCAGAGTTCAAGTGCGTTTGTATAAAATAAGCAAGCTGCTTTTCGTAAGAAATAGCCTCTTTTATCTCACCCTTATGCTTACAACTCTCTAAAAATTCCTTCATAATCTTTAAATGACGTTGTAAAAATAAACTTTTTTTTTCACTTTATGACTAAAATCATAGATAATGTTAAAATAATTTTGTATGTGAACGCTTAGGCATGGAAAAGCCCGATCCTTTGATCGGGCAAAACCTAAACTAATTAACAAAACCTAAAACTAATTTATGAAAGGTTAAATATACAACTTTTTTTAACTAAAATCAATATCTGAATAGTATTCGTCTATTTCTCCATTCCTAACTTCAAATATCATTGCCATTAATAGCATGTCTAAATAATCCGGTGAGTGTCCAAGATATTCTTTCATTTTATCTTTTGAAATCAACTGCTTTTTACCTTCATCTTTATCGATACTATCGCGCTTCAGGCACATTGAAATTTCTTTCTTGATTTCCTCCTTCTGTTCATTCGAACATTTAATAAATATCTCGCGGTTGTTTATTTTCTCAGCTAATTTAAACCCGCATTCAGACTTAAGCTTGGCAAATTCCTTTTTGTTAATTGCCGAAGCTCCACCATGAAATGTTTTAATATTCTGAATGTAGCTTTCAAGATATGCACCAAGACCGTCGCTATCTGCAACTATATTTGAATTGCCAACCCCTTTTGAATTTTTTAGTTCTTTTAAATCTAATTCAATGCTTCTGCCTGTGCTTTTAGCCTTATCTAAGGCAATAGAACAAATCAACCCCTCCCAGTATCCAGCAATAAACTTATCGCGTCCTTGCATGGCTAAGTCGGCACTAATTCGTTTTACTCCTGGCTTAACATGGGTATTTGTGAACATGTCGCAAATTGCATCATAATTACATAGAATACTGGGGTCATCATTGTAATCCCAGTTTCCGAATAACAGCCTTTGTTTACTTGCATCATCTAACTGATTAAGGTTATCAATGTATGATGGGTCAATGTCTGGATTATCGGTTACGAGAGATTGAATAAATTTATAATTAGGTGGTAGTTTATTGTCTTTATTCGCCTTGAAAAAATCTGAGTAAGCCCAATTCTTAGAAGGGTTACATGTCATTAATAGTTTTGGCACTAGATTATTTTGTGAAAGCTTATACCGTATTCTTGACCTTACGATTTGTTTTGCCTTTCTTGTTACCTGATTGGCTTCATCTATAAAGGCATCTGTTATTTCTAATGATCCAAGTTCGTCAAAGTCTGGATCTGAAGGGTAAGCAAATAAATCTTTTAGTAATATCTCAGATCCATTATAAAAAGATATTACGCCTGATTGCTGGTTGTATTTAAAATGAACGTTCGGCTTTACTTGCTGCATTTTAGCAACCTCAAAAAATGTATTTAAAGTTGTTTCTTTTAAGGTCTTTAATTTTGATCTGCCAATCAA